AGTCGCTAAAAATAGACCCCTGATAACGTGTCCGCATTGTACTAAAATAGGAATAACCTCTCCTGGAATGTTTAAACACCATTTTGATAATTGTAAAAATAAATGATTAAAGTTGAAAAATTTAATGAATCTTATATTAGAATATTTTCTGATAAATCCATTGAACAAGAACTATCTGATTTCTTTAAATTTAGAGTTAAAGGATATCAATATATGCCAGCATATAAAGCTGGCATGTTTGACGGGTATGTTAGATTATACAATCTTCAAACTAAAAATCTCTATGCTGGTTTATTACAGTATGTTAAAGAATTTGCAAATAGAAATGATTATGAATTAACTATTGGCAAAGGTATAGAGAATTCAAATACATATTCTGAAAAAGATATTCAATTATTTGCAGATAGTCTTAATTTATCTGCTAGAGGTCAACCTATATCACTTAGAGATTATCAAGTAGATGCTCTTCTAAAAGCCCTTAATAGAAATAGAGTAACTCTTTTAAGTCCTACTGCTTCAGGTAAATCCGGTATTTTGTATGCTATAATGAGATGGCATCTAAATGCAAATAGAAAATTACTTCTGATAGTACCTAATACCATGCTTGTTGAACAAATGTATTCAGATTTTGCCGATTATTCAAGCGCAAATGGATTTGATGTTGAACATAATGTACAAAAACTATATTCAGGATTTACAAAGGATTTTACTAAAAATGTTCTTATCTCTACATGGCAATCATTAATTACTATAAAACAAAAATCCTTTTATCAACAATTTGATGTGGCTATGGTTGATGAATGTCATCTTGCTAAAGCTGCTTCTATATCTGGTATTATGGAAAAATGTGTTAATACCAAATACAGGATTGGGGCTACAGGTACTATTGACGAAAGTTCTAAAACTAATAAACTAACACTTGAAGGATTATTTGGACCAGTATATCAGGTAACTACAACCAAAAAATTAATGGATGAAGGTTCAGTAGTTAATCTAAAAATCAAGCAATTAATTCTTAAATATGATGAAGAAACATGTAAGATGTTTAAAGGTACTGAGTATATTAAAGAACTTGATTGGTTAGTTACAAATCCTGTCAGAAATAAATTTATACGGAATTTAGCAATATCTACTACAGGCAATACTCTAGTACTTTTCAACTATGTACAAAAACATGGCAAAGTAATATATGAAGATATAAAAAATAAAGTACATCAAGATAGACCTGTATTTTATATTCATGGAGGAGTTGATACAAAAGATCGTGAAGAAATTAGAAATGTATGTAGTAAATATAATAATGCAATAATAGTAGCCTCGTACGCGACTATGAGTACAGGTACTAATATGCCTTCAATAGAAAATATTATATTTGCTCATCCTTCAAAATCTAAAATAAGAAATCTTCAATCTATTGGTAGAGGTCTACGTTTAAATGATGGTAAAAATGAATGCCGGCTTTTTGATTTAGTTGATGATCTACATTGGAAGTCTTGGAAGAATACCACGTTAACCCATGGCATAGAGAGATATAAGATATATATTACGGAGCAGTTTTTAGTTAACATAGTTGAAGTGGAGTTGAAATGATTGAGCATGAATATATTACCTTAAAGTTAGTTAATGGAGATAACGTCATATGTGTAAAAATAGGTGAGGATGATCATAAATTTATAATTATGTACCCTATCCAAATGAAAACCGTCAACTTTGATTTTGAAGGTAAAAATAAAGAAGTATTAGCCGGTTCTCCTTGGTGTTCTTTTACAGATGAACAAATCTTTACAATATGGAAAGATGATGTCATAATCATTAAACCTTTAAATGAATCTACTATTGAATACTATAAACGTCTTATAGATGTTCAAATAGGTCAATTAGTATTACCTGAAGAGGAATATGATTTAGAAACAATTAGTTTTAATCTATCTAATGAAACAATACATTAACCTAGAAAAACCTGGTATAACCAGTATATCACAAAAGTAAACAGTTGTAAACAGTAAAATAAAAATATATTTTAATGTACTTTTTATCAATCATAGGATATAATAGTTCTATATTATAAATTGAGGGAGTAGAAATGAGCAAGAAACTAAATTATATTAATAATGAAGAATTCTTTGTAGCTATGCAAGAACGTATTGCTTTAGTTAAGGATTGTGAATCAAAGGGAATTCCCAAACCTAGAATCTCTGAATAGATTGGTGGATGTATATTTAAGATTGCTACTAATTTCTCCAATCTTAGAAGCTTTAATGGATATTCATTTAAAGAGGATATGATTCTTGATGGAGTAGAAAATTGTTTAAAGGTTATTGATAATTTTGATGAGAATAAAACACATAATCCTTTTTCCTATTTTACTCAAATTGTTTATTTTGCGTTTCTACGTAGAATAGCAAAAGAGAAACGACAAGTCTATATTAGAAGCAAACTACTTACCTCAAATGCTTTAGATCTTACTGAACTACAAGCTCATGATGAACAGGGAGATTTCACTAATAATTATATTGAATACATGAAAGCATATAATAATTTTGATGGTTCTTCATTTGAAAAACCTAAAAAGGAAAAGATTAAAAAAGAAGTGTACTCACCTTTAGAAGATTTTTATAATTAATTATTGAGAGAATATATTATGAATGAAGTTATAAAGCAATATCGTTTATTTGATGAAGAATCTAAAAGATGGGAAGATTGGAAAACTTTAGAAAATTATGAAAAAGAACATACAATCAAGTATGCAATAGCTCAAGGATGTAAGTGTCAACTTAAAACATTTGAACAAACAAGTATTGAAGGTTGGGGGTTGAATGAATAAGGTTTGTTTAATAACTGACCAGCATTTCGGAGCTAGAACAGGTTCTACAATTATAATTGACCATCAACGTAAATTTTATAATGAGGTATTCTTTCCATACCTTGATAAAAATAATATTAATACTGTTATTATTCTAGGTGATACTTTTGATACCCGTAAATTTACTAACAATTATGTAATAGAACAAAGTAAATTATTTTTCTTTAATCAATTAAAAGACAGAAATATAACTGTCTATATGATAGTTGGTAATCATGACATTTATTTTAAACAAACCATTTATCCAAACACTCCTAGTTTGTTATTGGCAGAATATGATAATATTAGTCTTATAGAATATGCTCAAACTGTTTCTATCAAAGGTATTGATGTTGCAATGATACCTTGGATCTGTAATGATAATTATGAAGAATGTTATGAAGAGATTAGAAGTTCACTATCTGATATCTGTATGGGTCATTTCGAGATAGGTGGATTTCAAATGTATCGTGGCGTAGAATCCCATGGAGGCATGTCAAGTTTAATGTTTGATCGATATGACAAAACCTTCTCAGGTCATTATCATCATAGGTCTACCAAGAACAATATTACCTATCTTGGAACTCCATATGAGATTACTTGGCAAGATTACGCTGATCCAAAAGGATTTCATATGTTTGATCTTGCAACACGAGAACTTGAATTTATTGAGAATCCAAATAAATTATTTGTCAAACTAGAATATAATGATTTAAACCAAGAACCAGTTGATCTAAGTAATATAGATATTAAAGACACTTATGTTAAACTTATAGTGGTTAACAAAACTGATTATTACAAATATGACACATTCTTGACTAAATTATATAATAAAGGTGCTCATGAAATTAAGATTATTGAAGACATTGGAGACTTCTCTTCAGGTGAACTATCTGATGATATTAAATTAGAAGATACACAATCTGTTTTAAACCATTATATTGAATCTATAGAGACTGATATAGAAACATCAAAGATAAAATCTTATGTGCAGTCTTTATATACAGAAGCATTAAATAGTGAAATTGCATAATGTCTACATTACATTTTAAGTACATCAGTTACAAAAACTTCCTTTCTACAGGAAATGTTGAGAATAAAATCTTATTAGACAAGTCAAGAACTACTCTAATTATGGGTAAAAATGGCGATGGAAAATCAACCATACTTGACGCCATTACATTTTGTTTATTTGGTAAACCTTTCAGAGATATTAAACTAGGTCAGTTAGTT